AAGCGGTTTGCTGTTCTTCGTTAAGTTCTTCATAAATACCATGAACTATTGGCGATAAGGTGTCGTATTCTTTTTGAACATTTTTTAGTTTAGCTTCATCTTTAATTTCTTCAAGTTTAATAGCTAATATTGTGAGTTTGTCCATAATCTCACCATTCGATACTTCAATTTTCATTTAATTTAATTTAAAGTGTTAATAACATATTTACTAATTCTCTTTGGGGTTGTACATCATCCTTGTCAGCTCTAACTTGACCATGTGTTAATAAACCCTCTACCTTTCCTTGACAAGCTAATTCATTAAACTCAAACGCTTGATTCAATCCAACTTGTACTAAATTAGGAGTTGGATTACCTGTATTTACCTTTCTTTTTAAATCTGCTAGCAAACCAACTTGTAAATCTATTCCATGTTTTTCTGATAGTAATATGAGTAAAGCTTTTAAAGATTCAATTTGCTTTGCAGAATACTTATGAAAGAATAGCTGACCTTTATATTGTGATTCTAATGTACATACTTGATCTGGATGTACTTCTGATTTATACCAAGTATAATACTTACCATCTTTCTTTGTTAATCTACCAGCTGAGCAGATTTCTATAGAGATACTACCTCTATGCATTTTACCAGATTTTGTCTTACCTAAATGGTATGCCCAATATTCATCTTTAAATGCCTGTAAAATCCTACCGTCGTATTTAGATTCATCTTCACCTGAAGCTGGTAATCCACCGATTACATAATGTGTTCCAATCCTACCTCTTTGATCTCTACCCCATTGGTCTATTACTTTATATGGATTATGTCTACCTGCAGTATGATGAATAAAGATCCATTTCTTTGCTGTTTCTTCTTTTACATATTCACCATCTGGTAATGGATATTGTTCTATCCAAGTTGCTCCGGTTGTAATATCTGTATCTGCTTCTATTTCTAGAGGATTAAGTCCTAATTTCTTCCAAGTCATTGGGCCTACAATACCATCTCCTTTTAAACCTTTCATAATCTGATAGGCTTTAATAGCGTCTCTTGTTTTAGATCCAAATATACCATCAGCTCTTAAGCCTAAAACTTCTTGTAGAGCTTCTACTAAATCACCAGAATGACCTTGTTTTAATACGTATCTACTTTGCTTTGACATATTTCTAATGTTTTTCTTTCTAATTTATTTATCGTATTTATTAAATCGGTAATATTAGTAGTTTTATGTTTGAATTCAAATTTAACTAACTGGCCTACCTTTTCATAAATACGGAATATTATAGTATACTCTGGTCTTCTGCCTAATTTATCTTTCATAAAAGAAATTACCTCAGCTTGAGATCTGGCTTTACCAGCATATACATAATCTGTTTTTATCTTTGCGACACATGCATAAGTATCATGTTCTATTTCCATAAAGTATTGCATTTCTTTAAGCTCATTTGCTATTAAATACAATCGATGTAATACGCTTGGATGTTCGCCTGAAACTACTTTTAATAAAGTATCACTATCAAGTGGTTTTGTAATAAACTGTTTGTCTAAGTGTATCTTAATCTTGTTTATCATCTCTCTTTTTTAAGAATTCTTGCTTGTCTTTCTCTGCACGTTCTCTCATAGCCTGATCAAATAATTCATCTTCACTTGGTGGTTCTACACCTCTAGCCTCATCTGGTAAATGTGGCGTAGGTACTTTTTCAACAATCGAAGGTATTGGTTCAATAATATCATTAACCGTTACTCCGACTGATGTAGGCTCATTAGGAATAAACGTAGAAGGCTTTAAATCTCTTACCGGCTGTTCTGGTTCTTCCGAAGCTCCATCAAGTTCATCTTGATATTCTAAATCTTCAACCATATTATTAAGTACTTGATCTAACGCGTGATCCTCATCCCACTCTTCTTCTGGTTCAAGATCTTCTTCTGGCGGTGTCTTTAACCAGCTACCTGGTTCATGACGATCTACATAGGCATCATATTCTTCTTGCTTCTGTTGGAATTCCATAAAGCTACCCTCTTTGTCATTTGTTAGACCACCAACCGTATGAATTTTATCATCTTCTTCTGACCATGGGCCCTGCTCATCTGCTCTTTCTAAGAAATCTTGAATTTCTGAATCGTCGTCCTCATTAGACCATGGTAAGTCTCTAAAATCATCTAAATCATCTTCTGCAATACCTTTAGCTAATTCATCTGCTAATTCACCCCAAGCAGTTGCGTTCTCTTTATCCATGCTGACATCCATTGAGTTAACATTAGAATTCTCAGGTCTTAATACACCTTCGTCTATTATATCTTCTGCATATCTTTCGGCTGCCCTTCTTAAATTATCATTAGGTTCTGGGTAGTCGTCATCGTCATCGTCATCCCAATCCTCATCTTCTCCTAAGCCCTCAAATATTGGATCTCTAGGTGTGTATTCTGTATCTTCTTCGTCTTCTCTTCTAGCCTGATCAAATGCAAAGTTGGCTGCAACCACTAATGAGATTGCTAGTGGATCAAACACAAAGATAATAACCAATAGGAGCCAGTTAATAATCCTATCCATTGGCGCGCCTGTTAGGCCAGATAAATATTGTAGAGGACCTAATTCACCAGCTACATCAGAATTATTTTCTAATTCTAATATTTGTAGTTGATATTTTTGTAAGCTATCTGCAACTATTTCTCTTTTCTTTTGAACACTTTTTCTATTTTCTTCTTCAACTTCAATACGTTTTGCTGCCATCCTAATCTCTGAAGTAGAGATGGTTGTTCTAACGCCCCCAGCCACCGAGGTGTCTCGTACTTGGATTGATTGAGACCTAGCATTGGAAAGAGTACTAATGTTATTACTAATTCTTTCAAGTTCTTTATCATACCTCGTAACGTCGTTTTCATAAAATTGTTTCTTCTGTTCTAAAAATGATGTTTGGTTCTCCTTAATAGTTAATTTTCTATAAGTATCTTGATACGCTGATGATAAGAATCCATAAATACCCATTGATGTAATAAGTACTAGAATTATAGTTGCCGTTGCAAGATAGGCTCTTAGGCCTTTATTAATAGTGTCCCAATATTGATATAATAGAGATGCTACTACTAATTTTGCAACTTCTAACGAACCAGCCATTACCATTACTTCAAATGAAGCTCCGGCAAATAACTTACTAAGTCCACTTACTGAATAAAATGCTGCTGAAGCCGATACTGACAATGCAGAGAAGGCTATAATGAATGGAAGGAAATTCCTCTTTAATGTTTTAAACATAATTTAGTTTTTATTGTTTTACCATTTCCCAAGTGGGCATCCTGAACCTGGTGAAAGTGCTTTAGCTGCTAATCTACAACCACAGCCTCTAACTTCTTGTCCAGTTTTAACATGAATTCCCATTTTACTAGGATTACATGTACCACCGTTTCTCATATCACAAGAATTACAAATAAGTAATCTATTAGCACTCTGTGCCTTTAATTCTGGTTTTAATTCTATAAAATGAGATTTTACTAGGTTGCCCCAACCTGTTAGTATTTGACTTACCACACTCGGTGGTTTCTTTTCAGGTTTAGGCTGGCTGCCTATTGTCCCCTTATATGAAAACTTGTCGTTAAGTTCGTAATTTTGTGTTTTCTTCTCGCTTGCCATATTTATTATATATTATGCTTTTCTTTAAACATGTTTCTACGTTTAATAAACTGCTTCACATAAAATTCTAAATCTGATTGTGTTAGAGTAAACTTTTGAGGTAAATTATCATCTTCATTAGCTATCCAGATCTCAGCTCCATCTGCTTTAATACCTGTCATATCCCAATACGCTAAGAAATAAGCGGCTGCTTGTAAATAGTAATCAATTACCCATTCTTCTCGCTTAGGCCTTCTACTATTCTTATAGTCAATAATCTTAACCTTATTATCGACTAGCTCTGAGATATTATCTACAGTTCCAGCCCAACCACCAGCTTTGGTAGTCCATAAGAAAGTTTCTGCTTCTATTACCTTTTTTATCGTATCGAAATAATCTGATGAGTTAGACCAGAATTTGTAAAAGAATTTCCATGCCTCTTCTAAATAAAGTGCACCACTCTCATTATCTTTAAACTCATTTACTTCGTCATCTGTTTTAGCAACTTCTTTTAGTTGTGTTAGTCTTTCCATAGACTCACCTGAAGTCTTAGTTTTATATAGTTCAATTAGTCTGTGCATAATTGTACCACGAGACATACTAAGATTTGAAATCCTATCTGCTTCAGCTTCTCCTACGCGCTTACGCCATTTTGCTAAGCCAGACATGTCTTTAGTCTGTCCTAAAACTGTAGTAACCGATGGTAGCTTTGCAATTACTTCGCCCCCTTCGGTTACTTGATAAAAACGTAATCCGTTTTCTTGTACTCTTTCTATTTCTGCCATTACAGTCCTGCTAGTTCAAGTAATCTAAAAAATATATCGCTTATATTGTGGAAGTTTACCCAGATTAGTCTACCTAATAAGAATAATCCAAAACCAACTGCTGCCGATCTAAGTATATTACCTAAGATATACCAAAGTCCTAAGGCTTCATATTGAGGCCACATGATAACTAGGTATGAATTAGTACCTGCAAGTCTATCAATTTCTGGGTAGATAATATCTGCAAGTCCCATTTCTGTAGTGAGAGGTCCCCACTTACTAATTTGTTGTAGTACATACGCCTGTTGAATTTGTGGTGCTGCACCAACTACTTCTTCTGGCATATTTATTACACCATAAATTCTACCTAACCAATCTGATCTTAAATCATTTTCGTTAAGCTTTTCTACATTAGCAGGATTTCTAGCAGTAGATCTAAAAATCCACCAGATTCTAATTTCTGATGCCAGTTCTGCCCAATAGCTAAATGTATTTGTAAACCATTTCATATCTATATTTTTGTTAATGTTTTGAGTTGTTCTAGCGTAGCGTTGCCAGTATGTCTATCTACTACTTCACCATCTTCCATATAGAATAGTGTTGGTATAGATCTAATACCGTATTTACTTGCTAAATCTGACTCTTCATCTACGTTAATTTTAATGACTTTTACATCATCTACTTCTTCTTCGTACTTATCTAATTGCTTTGCAACCATCTTACATGGACCACACCATGTTGCGAAAAAATCTACTAATACTCTACCTTTTGTTGGAATCATAATTATTCTTGGTTTAGACCAGACCATTCTATTAATAGCCCTTTATCTGTTAGTTCAATATATTTATCGTATTTAATACTTACCTGTAGTTGACCTTCCATAACGACAACATCAGTATACTCTACAGTGTGTTCCCAAACATCTTGTTCAGAAATCATAGGTGAATTAATATTCTTATTGAGTACTTCTAAATACTCTTTACCTATCCAAATATTTACATGCATAATTGTTCAATTAGTTAATCATTATACGACTAAGCTTGTTTTTGTTTCTGCTTTGTAATTTCTTTTGCTCTATAAATTCTAAAGTTTGCAATAGATTTTGCTAGAATTTCCATCCTTTCTGCTGGATCCATAACCATAATTCTTTCTTTTGTATAATAGGTCTTACCATCAAAAGAACTAGTCCATGGTGTTAACTTAGTAGGATTTAATTGATAGACTGATCGATTCTTAAATGTCATACCATAAGATGTGGTATAAGACCTAGTATAATCTCTACGTACATAACCATTCTCATAAGAGAGATAATCAGTATTTGTAATAGGATCGTGGAAACATTGAGTTCCATTGTTTGCTTGTGTTTGAGAAGTTACCTCAACACATTTAAGTGTTTGTAGTTTTGTCATATTATTTGATTTCGTTATTAACGTGCATTCTAAAACCTAAGATTGGCTTATGGCCTACGATCTCGTCTTTACGCCTAGTTATCATATCTCTTGTGAGTAATAATGTTTCAACGTCTTTTTCGGTCTTTACCCAATCGGTAAATAGATACGTGAGCAATTTTGATTTTAATTTTTTCATTTTTATTATTTTAGAGTTTGCGAACAGAGGGGGAGTCGAACCCCCAATTAACCAATTCCCACGTTCTTAAGTTGCGTAGGTACCAGGCTCTATTTCTGTTTCCTCAGCGAACTGAGTTTCCACATTGCCATAAATTTACTTTTCACCTGGCGTCTGTCCGATGTAACTGTCATTAAGGGTGGTCGCGTTGCCATCAGGCCCTTAATGTTCGAGAGGAAGATCAAACCCTCAGCCACAATTACAGTACTAATATACGAAAAATAATTGACATAAAAAAATGTTTTGGCAATTATTTTGCAAAAAGTTTGTCTAGGGGATATTCATTATTATCTGACTCCATTCTTTCTGGATGCCATTGTACTGCCCAGATCTTTTTACTCTCATCTGAGAAGCCTTCGATAATAGAATTAGATGGATATGAAATATGTGTAGTTGTAAAGTTATCAGCTAGAACTGGGCAATGCTGATGATGTCTTGAGTTGACATTGAATAGATTATCTTCTAAGTCTGCTACAATATGAAACTGTGAAGGCTTTCCACTATGATCTGTATTCTCTGCAAAATTAGCTGATTTATGGTCTTCTACAATAGCATCACTAATATCAGCTACTGTACCACCAAAATATAGATTTAAAATCTGCATGCCACGACAAACACCTAATATTTTATGTCCACTATCTAAGGCCTGTTTAATCCAAATGAATTCCTTTCGATCTCGATCTGGATCTTTGCCAATATCTGCACCACCGCATAAGATAAGCGGTCCTTTAACTTTACGTCTTAGATCTAGCCATACTATTTCATGACCATAATGTTCTAGCCATTTAGTGTATGCTATCTTTTCTAGTTTGCCTCGAGGAGGTGCAACGTATACTTTCATTATATTAGATCTAGTACTCCGTAGGAGAATCGAACTCCTATTTCCAGGATGAAAACCTGATGTCCTAACCGTTAGACGAACGGAGCATTTATATTTCTAATTTAGTTTCATCATCTGTAAACCAAATAGGAAGTGTGTACCTATCACCCTTCGTAACTTCTGTAACTCCATGTGGGTGTGTTAAATCTGATGGAAACATAATTAAGTGGCCAGCTTCTGGTATGTATTTTACGTTCTGTTCTGGAAAGTAAGTTTCGCCGCCTTCATAATCATCATTTAAATAGAGTACGCCACTTATCTTTCGCCATGGAAATTTACCATCACTACCATCTAAATATTTAGAATCTGCATGGACTTCCATAGATTTACCAACTGGCCAATAAACTAAATCAGTATAATCTGGATATAGTGCTTTTTTAAATGTAGAGATAGCCTGAAAAGTAGCATTGAATCTAAATAAATTTACTTTTCTTTTAATCTCTTCAGACTCTATTAGATTATATGGTATTGTTCTATTATTAAATAATGCTTCACTATTTACATCTGTCTTCTTCTGAGACTTAAACCAGTCTGTTATTAATTTACAGTCTTCTTTAGACATAAAATTAGGAAATTCAAATATTTGCATAGTTAATAAAATTAGAGCGAAAGACGAGGATTGAACTCGCGACCCTCACCTTGGCAAGGTGATGCTCTACCGCTGAGCTACTTTCGCTTATTAGTAATTATATGAATATGTAATCCGTTGTTTCAAACATAAAAAAACCACCCAAAGGTGGTTCGTTTAATTTATGTGGAGAATATCAGAGTCGAACTGATGACCTCCTGCGTGCAAGGCAGGCGCTCTAGCCAGCTGAGCTAATCCCCCATCATTTATTCAGGTTCGCCCATTCCTCCATACCAACCATCGACATAAGGTCTATTGGCTACACTTTGTATTAAAGCTACTAATTCTTCTTTTGAATTAGGGCCAATCCAATTTTCTGCGAGTGGTTCTATGTAATCTATCGGCTTGTGGATCCAATAATCAAATCTGGTATATTCACCTGGTGTATTTAATAATACGGGTTCTTCAGTGTGATATGATGCTGGTCCGCACACTATTTTTATTTTGAAGTTGTTGCTGAAAGATACGTCTCCTTCAAACCCACCCACTCCTGAGGGGTGTGCTACAAATTCAATTTCGTCAAATGTAAATGTTATCATTAATATTGATTATTTTTTATTAAAAAAGAGGATCGTGTACCAAAGTATACCAACTCTGGAAGATCGTCATGTTGTATATATTACTGCATACCAACTAACTCTACTGTTAATTCAAGTTCTACTCAAGATGGTTAATCTCGTTGTAGCGCCACAACGGCTTTAGTTGTACCTTATCCCCTACATAATAGGATTGTTCGGTCAGTTTTCGGCAAGACTTCCTCTCGGGTACTTGCAATGCTCTTCGTGAAATAGGTTTAGTTATATCTATTTCCCGATCTACCATCTTCTACTCTGTCGAGTCTCAACCACGCTACTTGAAGCAGTTGAGCCGAAACTTGTTCGGTGTCGGATGTGCCTTAACCCCTCTCACGATAGGGTTTGTTCGGCAATACACTCATTCTTCGGGGGATCAACCGTCTGAATGCCTCTTTTAATATTTCAAAGAACTGTAACGAGTTTAGGTCTCGTTGTCCATTAAGTCTACTTACGCGTTGTTCTTAGCGCTAACGTAAACTCTTACTTCTTGTGCTAAGCCTTTGATAGCTTGCATTCCTTTTCTTACTCTTGTTCCAGCGGCTTTGTTACCTTTTTCGTCGAATTTAGTAACGTCGTCTTGGATGTTTGCGATTACTTCTGTAATCTGGTCAATTAAATTTTGCATTTTTTACTTTTTTAAAATTAGTTATTAATTATATTAGTTGTTTATGGTTTGTTTCAATCCATTGTATTAAAATTGGACTTAAATCCTCCATATTTTGAATACTCTTCATTTACTTCGCCAACTTCTACCCACATATCTTCTTCCTTGTCAGTAGTAGATGAATAAACTTCCATCTCACCTTCAAATAGAGTTGATAGTGCGTCAGCGGCTTTCATGTAATCTAAAGCTTCTAATTCCTCACATATTTCGTACCAATCTTCATAATATAGTTCTTGTATGTAATTCATAAACTCTACTTCTGTAGTGCCAGAGTATGGATAAGATAGAGTTGTAAAATCATCAGGGTTTAAAGTAACTGCTTCAGTTGCTTCCCAATTTGTGTACCTCTCTACTTTTCTAAGCTGATATGCCATGTTAATTATTTTGTTAATTTAGTAATTATAGTTGATACGCTGGATTAGTTTCAATATAAGCCTCTTAATATGTGAGAAATCCATGCAATTAAACCGTTCAGTTGCAACGCAACTAGGTTCCATTGCTTCCTAAAACCGGTTTGAATAAGTACACATATAAATCCAATAATGAATAGAGATGGCTCTACGGTCCATTGTGCGGCTATTAAGAAGCCGGCTCCCATATAGCCTATGCGACTAGCCATTCTTTCAGCTGGCGTAAGTCTTTTTTGTTGTACTAAAGTTCTTAGAAATGATCTCCACCAGCGCTTCTCGCAGGATTTACAAGTTTTCTTATGATCTGTTTTGAATTTGCTAGGTTGTAGCTTACGGCCACACTTGTTGCATTTCCTGCCGTCCATTCTCAAAATATAACTCTGAATATATTAGACCATATTAGGTATGTAAATCCTAATATTATGATCCATGAAATAATTTTACTATAGTCCCTTTTCATCTTTTTCAACTTGTGCTGCTACAGTTTGTAGCTTGTTCATAATTGTATCGTAACATTTTTCACAAAGTTGACCGGCACCTTCTACGTAGTGTGTTCTGTATTCTATAGATGTATCGTGTTTATATTTGGTTTCACAATCACAACTAATACAAAGATCTTTTCCATTTGGACTGATACCCAATAATTCGTTTTCTTCTTTTGACATAATTAATAATTAATTTGTACGTTTTTTAACTTTATGTACACATTTATGTACGTTATATGTATTTATGTTAATTTGTTTAATCCCACCAACCTTGGATATTGTGTTCTATGTATTTCCAAACTAATTTATGTGCTCTTTTTTGTTTAGCATAAGACTCATTTCTTAGATTATCTTTTTCATCTTGAATTAATTGTAACTCATCTTTTGTATATTCTCGTTCATATACTTCTATCATTTCGCCTGTAATCCAATTACCATCATTATCAATTTCATCTAGCTCTATTGTTTTTAATCTAGAAGGCCCGTACGTTTCCTCTATTTTACGTGCATATTCAAACGCATATTCATCTTCATATACTTTTTCTAAGAATTCTACTGCAGTTTCAATCCTAGATGCGACATTTTCTCTATCTACACGATTACCTCTTTTTTTAATTTCTTTAGCAGTTCTTAGTAGCTGATGTTGAAATAGCTCAACTGCATAACGATAATCCCAATCATACCCTTTCCAGATAATAGGTAAGAAATCTATAACTCTTTTAATTTGACGCCACTTTCTTTTAAACCAATACATTATTCTTCTTTATTTATATTTCCTATTATTTGATAAGCATGCCAAAGTTTTGTTTGGGCTGCTTCTACTAAATCCTTTACTTCAGTTTCTAATTTTAAAACCGGATGCTGAATTAAGTGAGTATCTATATTATTCATTGTAATATGGATTCTATCTAGTGCTTCATGATAATGAAAGTCATCTAATTCTATTCCAATTTTTTTACTTTTAGGCATTCTTAATCCACATTTTATTATTGATTACTAATATATCAACATCTGATCTTTTAAATAAATCCACTGCATCATCTGGTGATTCTACAATAGGTTCTCCTTTTACATTTAGAGATGTATTAATTAGAATAGGAATTCCAGACTTTTCTTCAAACTTTTCTATCAGTGTGTACAACTTTTCGTTATGTTCTTTTGTAAGTGTTTGCACTCTAGCTGAGTTATCAATATGCACTGCAGCTGGAATATCAAATGGTTTCTTAGATGGTACTGTATGTAACATATATGGTGTTTCAAAATCCATGACGAACCAATCTTGTGCCCTTTCTGCTAAGACTATCGGTGCAAATGGTCGATACCACTCTCTAAATTTAACTCTAGCATTCATTTTATCCTTCATGCTATTATTCTTAGGTGAAGCTAGGAATGATCTATGGCCTAGAGCTCTAGGGCCATTTTCTGAAGCTCCATCATACCAACATACAATTTTATCATTATTTAAATAATCTGCTACTACATCTAAGTCTAATGGTTCTCCGTCTGTTAAATGACCATCATACCATATAACTCCAGAATATGCTAATTCTGCGGTTGTGTATTTTTGTCTAGGGTGGCGTAAGTGTTTATGTAAAAAATATAAGGCACTTCCTGCTGCAGTTCCATCGTCGCCACACGCTGGGAACATGTGCATTTTATCAAAATCAGTTTCTGTTTGAATTTTATAGTTTGCATTACAATTTAAAAACGTACCACCAGCTACACATAAATTACCTGAATTAAATGACTTTGTTTCTTCAAATAATTGTTGAGTATATTCTACTAAAGATCTTTCTGTAATAAATTGAATATCTGCTGCAATATCCATTGCCTCTTGTGAAGTAGATTCTTTATTTGTAAAAGGCTCTTGCCATTCTCTAGTAAATTGATCTGATTCTGGATCATTGTTTAATATGGAAGCTCTTATTTTTTCACCTACTATTGGAAATCTACCACTTATTTGTGTAAATAACCAGTCAATATATCTATGCTCTTCTTTATCAAATTTTCTAATGCTTTGAGGTGCTGTCCATTCTTTCCAGTTATCGTATGCTTTTTTACTAATTCGGCCATACGCTGCTAATCCCATTAACGAACCCGCTTTAATAACTCCAGGGCCAATACCTAAATGTTCTGTTGCAACATCATAAAAATTACCTAACATATATTCAGGATTTCTAAACTGTTGGATTTGATTACCCATTCCTACAAAGAATCCAGAACATGCTTCTGTATGGTGCATGGAAGCATCTGCAGTAAATATAGCAGCTTCTTCAAAATCAGAAGTATAAAATGTTGATGCTGCATGTGACATGTGGTGGTCTACAAACAGACCTTTATATGTTTTATCAATGCCTTTAATCCTAACATTAATATGAAAAGAATTATCCGTATTAATATCTGAAGCGATATACGGCATACTAGTACGATGTATCATATCTGGTAATGTATAACCGTATTCGGTAAGTTCTACTCTATCACTACCTTCTAAATGGTTTGTAATTACAGTATTTGATGCCCATGTACCAAACTTAGCTAATGGATAGACAGCATCAGTAGGTGAATAAATGTCCATCCATGGTGCTAGTTGCTTTGTCCATGTGCTAAAAGTAATACAATTTACATCTTCTAACGTAGTATTATATCCTTTTAAAAATAAACGTATATATTCTAAATCTAGAACTGAGTCTTTCTTTCGTCTAGTAAACCGTTCTATTGAACTAGTTCCTACCAGCTTACCTTCCTTTATTAATGCAACCGCAGCATCATGTCCCATGTGGAGACCCAATATAATCATAAAATTACTATTTTAAATTGCTATAATTCTTATACTATAAAATAATAATTTGTTTACTCGGAATCTGATGTCCACAAAGTCCAAACTGATTCTAATTGTTTGGTCGTAAACGTATATAAAGATTTAGAACTTACTGGTACTTTTTTGTCTTTAAACATATCCTCTAACCTTAATATTAAGCTAGCTTTATAGTTTAATTCATCTAATAGGCTCTGTTCTACGTCAGACATTGTTTCTGTTCTAGGCATATTGTATACGCTGTCCTTTACTTGTCTTAATTCGTTTAATGTTCTTTCTTTTCTTGTCATGGTTTTCATATTAAAATGGTAAGTCTTCGTTTAGTAATTTCTCGGTTTTAATTGCATCAATATCTACTTCTTGTGTATTTAGTGAAGCGAATGGTGTGATGTGTAATTTATGTACATCCCATTGTTGATTTGGGTGCAACGCGTTCTGGTTTTTGGCTATTAGTTCTGCTTTTGAAAAAGCATGTTTGTCATTGTCGCCTTCAATGTAAACTTCATAGGTTACTGTATATCTCATGGCATCATTTTTAAGAGGTTAGAAATTAATAGAGTCATATAGAGTCCAAATGCTGTGATCAGCACAACGTCTACACTGTCTATCTTTTTGATTATGGTTTTGATTTTATTCATATTTGTTTTATTAAAATGTTCTTACTCCGTCATAAACGGCTTTAATTACTGGGAACCTCAACGAGTATTCTCCTGACTTGCTTTGAGATTCTTCAAAGTATTGTACGGTAATCTGCTTCCCTAGAATCTCGTTAGGGTTAGCGAAGTAATGACGTCTTTGTTCGTGACTGAAGCCACTACCGACGTGTACTCGGTTTCCTTTATGTTCAATGATAACATTCTTTAGCATCTCTTCCTCAACCTCAGAACCATCTACAATGACTCTATGAACGTCGTTCTCAAGATCGACTACAATATATTCTTCATCAAACATTTGCTTAACTTTTAAAATATCTGTAGATCTTTTACCTTTATATGTTTCATTCTTTCTAAGCATTAGACCTTCCCATCCACCGGCTTTAGATTCTGCCATCATTTCTGAGAAGACTTTATCACTTCCAATCCACTGATCTAGTACTCCGATGAATTTAGATTCTTTAGAGATACGTTGTAGGTTTGCAATTCTTTCAGCGAAAACTGATTTTGACTTTTTAGAGCTAAACTCTTCCATTGTCAACATATCGAACATCCAGTAGAATGGAGTTTCAATAGTATGATCTTTACGTTTGATTTCTTTAATGATACCAGCAAAGTCTTCATCACCATTATGGTCTACAATACAAACTTCGCCATCAAGAACTGTGTTCTTTAAGCCAAGTGCTTTAATATCTGTTTTAAGATTGTCAAGTGTCAAGAATTCTTTACCTTGACGTGAGAAGAACTTAGGCTCTCCGTTTTCATCAATAACTGTAAGACATCTTACACCATCAAGTTTCCTTGAGACAAACCAACAGTCATTCCAATCTACTTTCTTCTGAGTCTTCTCATCAAAAGCTTTGGCAAGTGCCACATCAAATGTAGGGATAAGTCCTGGTTTTACCTTGTTAATCATAGAGGCAGTTGACCTAGTCTTTAGGTTTCTGTCAATCATATTAAAAATAAGATCTTTATAGATGAAGTTCTCATGTACAAATCGATTGACGTTAGCGATTGCTGTGTGGCCTGTACAAACTCTATTATTCAGATCATCTAGTAGAGTAAAAATACTTCCGTAAGTATTAGGATGACCCATGAGATCTGAATTCTTCTTACAATTAGCAGAAGTAACTCCGTACTGTTTGTAAGTGTCATAAGTATAATTAAGTGCTTTACATACTGACTCGTATTGAGTATATGTTTTTAGCACTTCTAATTTGTCTGAGTTAGAATTCGTAGCATTTGATGCTTCGACGAAATCTGATATAAGTTGAAAGTCTGTCATATTAGTAGAATAAGGACATTGCAGCTCGAAGACCCTCTTCGGTAGCTTTGTGGAACGAAGTAGGAATAGGATTCAAAGTATCAGAATCTTTATATTCCTTAAGTGCAGCTTTAATGGCCCCGCGCTTAGTCTTAGCCCATACAGTGTTCCAACCTCCGCCTTCGAAGGTAAACATGTATTGTTTGTTTTTTAATTCGCTCATAATTTGTGTTTGTTTTTAATTACAGTACTAATATACGAAAAATATCTGACATAAAAAAATCTAGAGGCAATTATTTTGTAAAAAGTTGCCAATTCTTTTCTGCAGCAATAGCTGCTAACTCATAAGGATGTGTGTCATACTCGTAACCATCCTCATCATACATTCTTTTCATTTCTTTACCATCTTGTAAATAGTGAGTGTATTCATGTAGTATGGATTCAATAACCCATTGTTCATCTATTGCTTCTGGGAAATAGATCCAAATAGTATTTGTAAATCTATCATATTCTGCTGCAGGAGAGCACTCACCTTCAGCTTCTTCTTCGCCAGTTAACCTAGCATAAATATTGTGGTGTAATTTAACTTCTGGAAATTTACTGTGGTATTTAGATATACCATAATACGCCTTTACCTTTGGGTAAACGTAATCTATAATAACTTTAACTTGTTCTTTTTCCATAATTACAGTACTAATATACGAAAAATAATTGACATAAAAAAATCTAGAGGCAATTATATTGTTCGAGTGTTGTATTTTCATTGATATGAGTTTCTTCATTTAACCTAGCAACGAAGTGTGTATTATCAACAATGTAGTTTAAAACATCTTGTTGATCTTTAAACTCAATATAATTTAGTATAAGATGGTCACACATTGATTTTACACCACCATTAATATGTTCTCTATGTATAACTTTATTAGAATTATAGAATGACTTTAAATGTCTATGCAGTTTAAACCACTGCGCACATGTTAATGAATCATCTAAATTAACTCCAGAGTCTTTAACTTTTTTATACAAACCTGCAGTATGTGCCATATAGAATTTATCGTTAATCTCACGTATGTTACCTTGGATCGATCTACGAGTAGTTGGATTAAGATTACCTTTATGTGCATTAATTGATCCCCAAATTGCAGTTGAGAAATCTAAACATTTTTTATTTTTCTTTAATTCTTGATTTAAGTGTACCATATTTCGTTTTAATTACAGTACTAATATACGAAAAATAATTGACATAAAAAAATCTAGAGGCAATTATTTTGTATAAAAAAAGCCCAGCGTTAACTGGGCTTTAAAATTGTGGTTAGTCTAGTATTATTTCTTATCGAATACTTTCCATAGAATAAGTAAAGCTACTAAGCCAACGAATCCTCCATCACCAAGAGATTTTACAATCTCCATAACATTTCCTACAACATTAGTTCCGAATACGCCAACGCCGAATACTACTTCAACTAAAACGCTTAATGAAACAAATGATACTAGGATTGTAGATAAGCCACCTAAAAAGTCGCTTACTTTTCCAAATATGTCTTTCATGATTTGTGATTTTTTTAAAGCCCCGTCCCCCGAGTCTTTAAAATTATGCTTCTCCTTCTCCTTCTTTCTTCTTTCCGAAGATTTTATCAGCAGATGCTAAACCTAGTCCACCAATACAAATTGCTGCAACCGCATTTACAATTGTAGGTTCTACTGGGTACTCTGTATAAAGGTTAATCATTAAAGCAGCACATAAAGTAATACCACTTAATATTCCAATAAACCTTTTTGATGAAGGAGTTCCCTTCTCGTCTTTCAGAAGACCTGAAAGCCAGTTAATTATTTTTTTCATTTAGGCTAGTATTTTTTTTAAGGTTTCCCCTATTGTCTATATATCTCTAAGAAATGTCGTTTGAGTTAATTAGGGTATATGTAAACGAATTACCCCATCTATCTCTAGACTTATACATAACATTCATAAAATCGTAGAAATCATCCTCTTTTGAAAATACTTGACATCCAGCTGACCATTTATCTACTTGTGTAGATCCCGCTGATCTTGAACCTGCTTTATGGATATTAATACCGTAAATACCTTCATGTACATTTTCTTCTACTAAGTCATACTCGTCATTCATATCCTTATCTCTATAAACTTTAAGTAGACCTTTTTGACATAGAGCTTCATATTTACCTTGATGTTTTCTAATTTTATGAGAGCCTTTATATTGTCCCTCTTTTAAAATAGCAACTCCATTAGGATTTAATAGATTTTCTACCCAGTGCTTCCCTGGATCTGTAGTACATTTCCAACAGTTGAATTTCCATTCACCATCTACTTTGTAAGAGATTGTCATGCAATCATCAAACTTATTAGTAACTGTAGATCCTGTTGCGGCGTTTCTAACCCCGATAATGTTGACATTATAGTCTCCGCTGTGAAAATACTTATGTCCTAAGCCTTCCATAGCTTTTTCAATTTGTTCTCTTGTGTAACAGCTCATATTAAGTACATTTATTTTTTATTTTGTTATATAACTCTTCAGCATATCCTGCTGGGTCTTCAATATGTTGAGCAGTAGATTCCATTTTACCTATTAAACAATTTTTAAAATGTTTACCGCTTTTACCTTTTAGTAAAGTTTCTATTGCACATGCTTTCATCCAAGTTCTTGGATCATTACCTTGAACTGAGGACTTTACGTCGTTAATTGCTTCTAGACATATTATTGGATTTGCCATAATTTATTTGTTTTTGTTTTTTTCACTAATTTCTTCGATCAAATGTCTATCACGATCAGTATCTTTAAACCAGTAATCTATTATTTTACCAAAAGATCCAATCAATGCTCCTAATAATAAAAGTAGTATTTCTTTCCATTCACCTGAAATTTCAGTGTTAGTATGCATTGCATGTCCAATGCCAAATATTACACCAAAAAAAGAAAATACAATTACAAATGATAATATCATTCTACCTCTAAACATTCTTGATAATTTCATGATTTATGTAATATATATCTCTATTTTATAGATTTCTCTATAGCCTTCTTAACAGCAGATGCAAATGCAGTCTTATTAAATGGTAAGTTCTCATCTTGTAAATCGATAAATGTAGCCTTAACTGTAGATTTAGCCTTGCCTTCTACCTCAATTATCTTACCATCCATATAGACTAATAGAGTAACAATAGTCTTTTTACTGACTTTAGTCCATGGACCTATTGATATTCCAGTTGTTGGTGCTTCTATTGAAGTTACTTTAACTTCAACTGGCTTACCATCTAAACATAAATCATACTTGTCTGAAATAACATCTTCCATCATTTGCTTAATACCAAATGTAATTCTTCTTTGGCTAATCTCTTCCATTTCAACTTCTGTTGTTACGGCTTTAACAGTATAACAATCTTGTGCGAATAACATAGTTGGAATTAAGAATAGGAGTATTAATAGCTTTTTCATATTAGAATCTAATTTTACCACCAGTTAGTATTTGATAGTTGAGGGCATTTCCACCT